TCGTTCGGCAGCACGTTCACGTAGATTTTCTACGCGGGCTGAGATTTGTTCTATAGAGAGCATTTACTTCCTAACCATAGGTTTGTTGCCATTGCTCTGCAATCGCATCATCTAAATTTATTGAATGTCTTTTTGACGCCTGAGCCCTAGTAGCCCATCTATTATGAGCGTACTTTTGAACGTAGGAGTTTTGTTGCATAAATTCACGGCATCTAATTACAGCAAACCAAAGTGCCATAACGCAGTCAGTCTTGCCTCTGGTCTGTGGTTTCCAAGTTAATAGTTGTTGTACTAAAGCCTTAAGTCCTTCAGAACCTTCAGTGCTTGGTAACTCAATAAGGTTGTTCTTTTGGTGTTTACCATTGGCGCTACTTCCAAACAATGTGGACATAGAAGCGACACCAAAACTTGTGTCCCATTTGTTTTTTCCAGTGAAGTGAGCATTGAGGCGAACGCCGTGAGTTGCCAGCCATTGTTGTAAGTCTGTGTCAAGGGCGTAGGCTTTTTGGTGTGCGTTGATTTCAACTCTGAGTTCTTGCGGTTTATACCTTTGAACAAAATCCTCAATTGCTTGCCTAATCTTTTGTGGTGTAGGTTCTGCCATATCCATACAGTCCAACACATAAATTTTTCCATCGTGTCGGTTATATGTTGTAGCCACAAACGCTGCACGACCTGCACCCATTGCAGGGTCAAATCCTACAACAGTATATCCTTCTACTTGACTTGGATGTCCAGCAGAGCCTGGTCTCAAAGGACCACGCTTTCTCATCCCATTAATAGAACCCTGAACAAGTTCAGCGGGAAAAATGGAATCTTCTGTTACATCTTCCTGCTGATAGACCAGCGCCCAAGTAGAGGGAGTTACTTCGCCTCGGCGCCGTGCTAGTGTTGGTCCGTCCCACTTAGAGTAGAGTCCTTCTTCGTCAGGTGTCTCATCATCGCCATCCCACGGAGAGTCCGACTTCGGCCAAAGCGTAACCCAATCTTTTGTTTTTTCCGCATACTGTAATACAGCAGGCATACCCATATAAGTAAAAGGTGACCTACCCCCAGACCAATGCTTCGGGTCACGGAGTTCTTTATAGAAATCAGTCGGCGCAATTCTTGTCCCTACCACTAACAACTTACCATTTTTACCCAAACGGGTAATTACTTCTTTTTGTAACCAGTTAATCTGCTTCTCGTACTCGTGAGCATTAGCAGTTGTAATACAGTCGTCCAAAATAATTAGGTCGGCACGGGCACCGTAAATTTGACCGCCCATACCGAGTGCCTGAATAGTCGGGTCTTTCTCGGATGAATTACGAGCATCGCTACCTAAATAGACGGTATCAACACGCCAGGTATCGGAATCTTCCTTCCATCCCCCCTCTGGTCCAAAAGTTGTTTGCAACTTCAACCAGCGTGGGTGGCTTAACCTTTGTTTGATTGCGTACACGAATTCCCGTGCTTTGACCAACGTCTTAGAAACTACGATGATTCTGACATTAGGATTTAGCGCAATGCGATATGTAGAGTAGTTCACCGTAATCACGGTGGACTTAGCGTGCTCAGGTGGCACGTTCACAAGAAGACGATTTGGGTCGCCCTTCTCATAAATCATATTGTTATGAAGCCAAGATGGCTCCTGCCCCTCTAGCAAGTCAATCCAATCTTGATGATGTGGAAAAACTTTTTGGTCTAAAAACATTTCTGAAAACTCGGGGAACTTAATCTCATCCCTGGATATACCCAAAGCGGTCAATGACCGTTCTTTAGAATCTTCTTTGGCTTGGGCTAGGTCAGAGGCAAACTTAGAATCCCTCATACACCAAATACGAATGGTGTCGGGTTGCTTACCCACCTCAGCCATCGCTTTGTGGGGTGCCCAACCCTCAGAGACAAGGGCTATTACTTTAGCCTTTGCTCCCGCCATCGCTTCGGTTCTAGGGTTCTTAGTACCCTTCTGAAAAGTCACAGACCTGTCCCATCTTAAAACTATATAGACAGTTAGTAACAGATAGTAATTACAGTCTGTACGCAAAGTCCGAAAGACTTTGCTACTGTCTGTGGGCACTTTGTGCCCCTATATAGTATTAATCCGTTCAAACAGCCAAACCGAACGGTTTGTTATTAAATTGTTATATAAGTTATATTTAGAACTATACCAAACTAGGACATAATAGGACAGAAATAGGGGCATAGGCTTTGTACGGGAAAATCTTTGTTGTAGTTACCTACAATACAGACTACCAAAATTAAACAGTCTGGGGTCATAAAGACCCCTTCCTGTTAATTTAGACTGTCGTCTGTCCTGTACAGCGATGCGTGTAACAGGAGACAGTCTCCCTCGCCCATAATAATACAGATACTGGGGCTCGGGCTTATAAAAACAAAAACTAAAAGCCAAAGCATCAGTGGCTGGCGGTCGCTAATGCTGGACGCACCGCTTCACGCTAGCCTTTGCTAGGCTATCGTGTTCGCTTTAAGCGTCGGACCGCTATCGCCCGATGCGTTCCACGCATCTCGTCTGTCGTTCTTCGTTCCTCGGCGCTATCGGCCTCGTCACGATATCTCGCCATACTCGGCTTTACTCGCCCAAAGGGCTCGGCTCTCGCCAGACCGTCAAGCGTGTCTGCGCCACGCTAGCCGTTCTCAGGCTCGTCCTCCTACGGCGCTACCATTGTATCGCTTCCTGTCAAATCGCTTAACGCGATTGTCGCCCTAGACGTCTGCCTATTCGGCAGACAGGGCAAGAGTGACAGGGCGATACTGCTGTCCGCGTTCTACCAAGTTGGTAGACAGAAAGGAAAGTATGTATACAGAAAGCAATGGCATCTCAATCACACAAATGTGCTATCAATGCCAAGCGTTAACCGAACTATGTCCTGACTGTCAGGAACTACGAGACAGTCGTGACATTACGATTGCCCATCAAATTGTTGATGACGGCAATCTCCAGTATAAGTTCGTTTGGTCCATCATTACTGATGAACCTTCAGGTCACGATTGGATTTCATCCCAAGTTGTGACCAGAGAATATGTTGATGATGAAACTGGCGAACTCGTCAAGGTAATACGGGACGAGTTCACCGAGCCAATTAGTCAATTGGCTGACCGTATCTATGACCTAGATACGAGTCTCATCATTACACCCGCTGAGACCATCTGTCAGGCTTGCCACTTGGTCTATAACAAGGCTACACACTGTCCTAATTGTAACTAACCATCTAACCAAGGGCTACCCCCGTCAAGGTGACGGGGGATACGCCCCCAACAAAGGAGACCGAAAGTGAACACAGTTAACTCATTTACCTTCAACAACGCATTGCTTAAGTCAATCAGAGACTATGGCAATGTAGTCAAAGGTATCGTCCAATCCCGTCAGGTAGAATACCTACCAGATGGTTCTATCCGCTCACGCTTCATCGCTAGCCGTCAGGTTACGATTCAAGACCCAAGCATCATCGCTCAGTTACGTCCGCTTATAGCAGACAATGCCGAGTTCGCAGTTAACCTATCAGGTTACCTCACAACTACAGTTCGTGAGAATGCTGGTCAAACCAAGTGGTACGACAACCAAATCGTTACCGCTCTTGAGTTAGTCAAGTAACTCTTATCAGGGGTAGTCGGGCGTTGGCTCGGCTACCCCACTTTATTTTTTTTCGTCAGCCCCAGCGGTAATCCGCAGGAAAGGAACAAGGTTCAGAATATGTATCTAGATGTAGGAACTATGATAGCCATCTGTATAGCACTAGTCGCACAGATGATAACAATTGTGTTACTAATTAAGTCAGCATATAACTGGGAGCGCCACTACAGAGATGTAGTTAGGCTGTTAAAAATAGAGAAAACACACCGATGAAGAAGACAATGTATATGACCAAGCGCTGCCCAGTCTGCTTCAAGGTAGGTTCTTTGATGGTAGAGGAATCAGAATTATTCACCTATCTACGTGGCGAATACGTAGGCAGGGCATTTCAATCCTTGACAGCACCATACAGAGAGCAGATAATTAGTGGTGTTCACCCCGAATGCTGGCAAAAAATGTGGGGAGAAGAACGAGTCAACGAACACATAGGAGACTACAGTGACACAACAGACTGATAAGACTTACTTCAAAACCCAGTGCCAAAAATGCGAAGTTCTTCTGGTAGTCCCAGAAAATGACCGCAACGATTGGGACTACTATCTATGCCAAACCTGTGCCTTCGCTAAGATAGGAGCAAGTGAATGAGAACAAGAGAAGAACTAATGAAAATCAAAGAGGCTTTCGCCTTGGCGATGCTTGACCTGCTTGATGTATATGATGAACTCTTAGCCACAGGCAGAGTATATGTAGCCGATGACCTAGACAAGGAGACAGACAATGCAAAGTATGAGTGACACATTAGTAGAAGATGTACCTGTATACCAACACACAATGTGGATAATGGCTAAGGTTAGGAAGACAGCCCCAAACTGGAACATAGATAATGCTGACTATGAAGCAGTTGAAGATGTATCTGACTGGGAAATCCTTGAGTTTGATACAGGTATATGCCACAGTAAAGAGATAGTCAGGGTAAAATGATAGATGGAATCACTCAACTTCCACACATCTCACCGCTCATCTCCTGGTTCTACCTCATTGCAATTGGATATTTCCTATACAAAGGAATTGTTAAATGAAAAAATTGTATGCCATATTATTGAGTTGGCTATTAACAGTGCCATCAGTGATATTTCCAAGTCTTTCTTGGGGAATACACGCCAAAGAAGAGAGCAACAAGGAGACCAACAAGGTTCGCAAAGAAACGAAGTGGACCAAATCATTAAGCAAATACTATGCGAAGGCTCTAATCTCAGCACAGTATGAAGACTGGGACAGGTCTGAATACAGAGCACTACTAAAACTTTGGGGTAAAGAATCTGCGTGGGACCACACAGCAGCCAACCCAGAGTCATCAGCATATGGGATACCACAGTTATTAAAGATGAAACCAGGAACGCCTGCGCCCGAGCAGATTGCTCGTGGCTTGGCGTATATCAAACACCGCTACGACAAACCATCAGTTGCGTGGGCTCATTGGCGCAAACATAACTGGTATTAACAAACTAACAAAGGAGACTATATGGCAAGAGGAAACAACAGAACAATCAATGTCAAGATACCCACAGCAAGGGTTATCAAAGCATTAGAAAGCAGGCTTGCAGTAATCAAACTTGAATACAAGGCTCAAGATGAACTGGAAGCCAAGTACAACAAAGCATATTTAGCCTGGCAAAAAGAACTTGTTAAGTATGCTATGGATAATATAGCAAAGGCTGAAAATCTACGCACTAATTATCGTTCTTGGAACTCAACTATGAATGTTGATTTTGATTTGTCTATTAGTGGTAAAGATTTTCCAAAAGAACCTGAGCGTGCACACGAAGTTATGAATGCACATACATATAAAGATACAGTTGATGAGATTGAGAATGCACTTCGTATTCTTAAACTTACTGACGATGAGGTAGTATCTACATCTACCTACAATTCAATAGCCCAATACCTATAAGGAGACTAACGTGTTAGACCTAGACTATGATGTACTTCGCAGAGAAGTACAAGAAGAAATGCTACAACAATTAGGAACATATGAAATAAATGATACGGATACCAACATACAAATTGTAGAAGATATCCGCAAAGCAATTGATGGTATAGCAGATGGTGTAATTCCATCAGCATCACACATTGCTCAAGTAACAGT